AAAGACTGTTGATATTTATCACGCGTGTGGAAATTTATTTTGAAAGGAGAACCTAGATGGCTTCGTTTATACAAATTAAAAAGAAAAGATTAAACTTTCACATCATGAGAGAACTTTCTAATTTAGAAGAATTAATGGAAGAATTGCCTGAAAAATACGTATATAAGTTTATTTCAAATGGTTATTTTTCATCAATCGCATTTATAAAATATATAGCCGATAGGACCTATATAAAAAAATTAACAGTATCGACTTTAAGAGTTGGTAAAAAGCATTTAGCTGTTTTGGATGAACTCCACGCGCAAAAAAAAATAAATAAAATTAATTTTGTAATTGGTAGCGTGATGAAAAATGATAGTTTAAAAGGGAAAGAATACGGATATTTTGATGTTTTAACAGACATGTGCGACAAAAACGAATGGAAGATAACTGTGCTAAATAATCATTCGAAAATTTTATTGTTTGACACCAACGCTGGTTATTTTGTGATTGAAACGTCTAGTAACTTAAATGAAAATCCAAACATTGAACAGTTTAGTTTCGAAAAAAGCAAAAAGTTATATGATATGTATTATGGATCGTTTGTAGAGTGGGGTGTGATTGACGGTGGATAAAGAAAAATTGAGAGAAAAAAATATTAAGTCATCACTTTTAAATCAACTTAAATGGAAAGGCGTAAATTCCGAACATTTTTTAGATTTAATAGAGGATTATATTTCTTTGTGGGGGATTAAAAATAGAATAATAGAGGATATAAAAACTAGAGGCGTTATGTATGAAGATTTTTCGAGCGTTGGAATTAAAATGATGAAGAATAATCCATCTGTAAAGGAGCTTGTCGCGATAAATAAACAGATGCTATCTTTGTTAAAAGAACTGGAATTAACCACTAAAAACATAGCAGTTGAAGATGATGACGACCTGTAAAAAATTAATCCCTGAAATACAAAATTATATCGACTTGGTACGAAGTGGTAAGATCGCAGTCTGCAAAGAGCAGATCCAGATATGTGATTATGTAGAGGATCGCTTTAAAAAAGAAAAATTAATTGTCGATGAAGAACAACTAAATAAATATTTAAGCTTACAAAAATACTTTCCCTTCAATTTATTAGAATGGGAGGTTTTTTGTTTTACATTACACAATTGTACTTACTCTAAACCTGGTATTTTAAGATGGCCTGACTTATTTATATTAGTTGGCCGTGGGGCTGGCAAGAATGGTTACTTATCCTTTGAGGATTTTTGCTTACTTAGCGAATATAATCCAGTTAAAAATTATGATATTGATATTTGTGCCAACTCGGAAGAACAGGCAAAGACAAGTTTTGATGATATTTGGAATGTGCTTGAAGAAAATAAAAAAAAATTACAATCTCATTTTACTTGGACCAAAGAATTAATTACGAATACAAAAACAGGGTCTAAATTAAGGTTTAGAACATCGAACGCAAAAACAAAAGACGGCGGCCGCCCTGGTAAAGTTGACTTTGACGAGTATCACCAATATGAGGATTATAAAAGTATACAAGTATTTAAAACAGGGTTAGGAAAAAAGAAAAACCCACGGACAACGATTACAACCACAAACGGAGATGTTAGAGATGGTCCGCTAGATAGATTAATAGCGAGGTCACAAAACATATTAAAAGGTGCTGTGGAAGACAATGGACTACTAGTATTTATTTGCAAGCTAGACGATGAAAAAGAAGTAGATAACAACAAGATGTGGAATAAAGCTAATCCCTCTCTCCACTATTTTGACGAGTTAATTTCCACAATGAAACGTGAGTACGTGGACTTTAAAGATGATCCGGTCAATAATTCGAGTTTTTTAATCAAACGAATGAATATTCCGCGAGGTAATCAAGATGTAGAGGTTACGGCTTGGGAAAATGTACTAGCCACTAATCAAAAGATACCAGATTTAAGTGGTATGACTTGCGTAGCCGGTATCGACTTTGCAAAGACTACTGACTTTGTTTCTGCTGGATTGATTTTTAAATCGAAAGGGATACATTATTTTATCTCTCACACGTGGGTATGTAGCAACAGCGTTGATTTAAAAAGGATAAAAGCGCCTCTAAGAGAGTGGGAAAAGTTAGGATTACTAACATTTGTGGACGAAGTAGAAATTAGTCCCCTTGTACCGGCTGAATGGTTAGCGAAAATGGGTCAGAAATATAATATTACTAAACTAGCAATTGATAATTATAGGTACACGATGTTAACTAGAGCGTTAAAAGAGGTTGGTTTTGATACTGATAAAAAAGGTAGTAACAATATTAAGCTAATCAGACCGTCAAATCAGATGATGATAGCTCCTGTTATAAACTCACTGTTAATAAAACACGAATTAGCTTGGGGAGATAATCCACTACTAAGATGGGCACTGAATAATACTATGATGAGTGCCTCGGCGGCAGGGAATATCACTTATGGAAAGATCGAAGGCAAGAGCAGGAAAAATGATCCTTGGATGGCTTGCGTATGCGCACTTGCGATAAGTATAGATTTGGAAGACGACGAGGATTATGTTGATTTGAATTTAGAATGCTATGCGTATTAAAAAAAAAGAGAGTGTGAAAATGAATGATTTAACAGCTCGTAAATGTGTTTTATGTGGACACCACACAATCACAAGACTTGATGGCGAGAAATGCGCAAAATGTTGGAGGGGTAACTAGTGTTGTTGGTCTTGCAACCATTTCTGACAGAAACAGAAATCTCATTGCAGAAATAAAAATAAAAGACATTGAAATTGTCCAAACAATGACTAAGGTACTTTATTCGCTAGTTGATGATGAATGTACCCCTGAATGGATTAAGGTGAAAATAAAAAGCGTTGCCCTTAACAAATTAGAAAAGGGTTAGGGTTTTTATTATGCGTATTAAAGGAGGTGAGATAAAACATATGAGTTTTTTAAATTGGATTTATTCTTTTTTGGGAGTTGGCGGCACTACTGTAAGTATGACGGACAAAGCGACAGCGCTAGAAGAGCAGTTAGCGATAGAAATATTTGCAATACATTCGGCTATTAATCTAATTGCAAGTTCTGTCTCAAAATGCGAATTTAAGACGTACTCAAAAGGGGTAGAAAATAAAGGTAATGAATTTTATTTGTGGAATATCGAGCCTAATAAAAACCAAAACTCTAGTCAGTTTTTACAGGAACTTGTATCTAAATTATTATTTAATAATGAGTGCCTAGTGCTAGATGTTAACGGGGAATTAGTCATTGCAGACACTTTTCATCAAGAAGAGTTTGCGATTAAAGAAAATTACTTTGAAAGTGTTACGAAAGGTACGTGGAGCTCGCAACGAACTTACAAAATGTCAGATGTCATGTATTTTAAGTTAGGAAACACAGACACAAGAGCGTTACTGTCTAACTTAATGATTGGCTATAACAATCTTGTTAGTATGTCTATGGGTAAGTACAAGCGCAGCGGTGGGAGAAAAGGGATACTTGATATTGACGCAACTGCCACCGGTGATAAAAACTTCCAGACTAAATTTGATGACTTGATGAATAATCGATTTAAAAAATATTTTGAGTCCGAAAATGCTGTTTTGCCCCTCCACAAAGGCTATAAATACGATGAACAAGGCGGAGAAGGTAGCAAGAAATCAGCGAGTGAAATTGTAGACATTGCAACAATAACAAAAGAAATATTTGAACGAGTTGCCCAGGCGTTTAAGATACCGACCGCTTTGCTTCGAGGTGACATCGCAGACATAGGAGAAACAACAAATAACTTTTTAACATTTTGCATTGATCCTTTGTGTGACATGAAAGGCGAAGAAATAATTAGAAAAAGGTTTGGCAAAGCCGCTTATCTGGATGGTAGTTATTTAAGAATTGATACAACCTCTATAAAGCACATTGATTTGTTTAGCGTGTCGGAAGCGTTCGATAAGCTGATCGCGTCCGGTGGCTATAGCATTGATGAGTTAAGAGTAAAAAGTGGTGACATTGCACTCAATACTGATTTTAGTAGGCAGCATTATATCACTAAAAATTACCAAAAAATAGAAACTTTAGGTCAAGAAGCTAATCAGACTAAGGAGGTGAAAATGATTGAAACGACAAAAACAGATTAAAAAAACGTGGGAACTTAAACAACAAACGAATGATCCTGCAACGTTGGATATGTACCTATATGGGGATATCGAAAACGGTTACTATGACTGGTGGGATGACGAAGAAGTGAAAAGCGAAACATCGGCGGACTATTTTAGAGAAGAACTTGCAAAATATCCTGATGTGAAAAACATCAACTTATATTGCAATTCTTTTGGTGGATCTGTTTATGAAGCTATGGCTATAAGAAATCAACTGAAAAGATATGGCGCAACAGTCACAGGAATTGTGGACGGTTTCGCGGCCTCTGCTGCAAGTTTTATTTTAACCGGTTGTGATTACGTGAAGATGTATAGCAATACAACTCAGATGTTACACAACATGTGGAATATTGCTGTTGGTAATTCAAAGCAATTAAGAAAAGCCGCTGATGATATGGATGTGATGATGGAAGGTAACAGACAAGCTTACCTAGAAAAATCTAATGGAAAATTAACAGAAGAAAAGTTAATGGAAATCTTAGATGGTGAAACTTGGCTTACCGCGGCTCAATGTTTACAACATGGACTATGTGACGAAGTGATAGCAGAGGAAATTGATTTAACTAATGCTAATCAATTAGTACAAAAAATGAACACGACATTAGAACAACAGATTGACCGTAATAAAAATTTAGTTGCACAGTTGAAAGAGTTTGCAGTCGAAAAGAAAGAACCCATACAGAAAATAGATCCAGTGACAGAACCAGTACAACAAACAAATGCCGAAAAATTAACGGAAGCATTTAATAAAAAAACGGAGGTAATATAAATGACAATGAAATCGAAAGACTTAATCATGCAAGAATTGAAAGACAATTTGGTACAAGCTTTTAAATCTACAGATGAAAATGCAATCGCGCAGGCTTTTACACCTTTTGCTGAAAGTATCCAAGAAAATGTCATGGAAGAATTTAAAGCATATCAGCAAACAGCAGACAGCAATATTTTAACTAAACGCGGTGTACATCAGTTAACAGCTGTAGAAGATAAGTTTTACCAAGGTATTATCGGAGCGATGAAATCAAACGATCCGAGACAGGCGTTTTCAACGTTACCAACAGCATACCCTGAAACGGTAATTGATAATGTAATTGCGGACATTAAAGAAGCGCACCCATTACTAGCTGCAATTACTTTTACTAACACAACTATTTTAACTAAAATGATTGTGAATAAACAAGGCGCACAATTAGCAATTTGGGGTCCTATCAATTCCGCTATTACTGCTGAAATGAGTGGCGCTATCGGAACGATTGATTTAACACTTTGCAAGTTGTCGGCATTTATGCCAATCAGCAAAGATATGTTAGCGGTTGGTCCTGCATGGGTTGATGCTTATGTACGAGCAGTATTGGCCGAAGCAATTGCATTAGCGACAGAAACAGCAATTATTACAGGTACAGGATTAAATGAACCTATTGGTATGGATCGTGACGTATCTGATGGCGTAACGGTTACAGCAGGCGTTTATCCTAAAAAGACACCAGTAGTAGTTGCTGACCTTAATCCGTTAACGTTTGGAGCAATCGCGGCAACATTAGCCAAAGGTCCAAACAACAAACAGAGACCCGTTAATAGTATTTTAATGGTTGTTAATCCTGTTGATTACTTTACAAAAGTATTTCCGAATACAACTGTGCGTGCGGCTGATGGTAGTTACACTTACAACGTTTTACCATTCCCGACGAATATTATCCAAAGTACAGCAGTAGCCGCTAATAGCGCTATTTTTGGTTTAGCTGACAAATACTTTATGGGTATTGGCGCAGGAACAAACGGCGGTAAAATCGAATATTCAGATGAGTTTAGATGGTTAGATGACGAGCGAGTTTACCTAACTAAAATGTATGGTAATGGTAAAGCGTTAGATAACAATGCGTTTATCTTAGCTGACATCACAGATATGACTGCGTCAGCTCTTGAAGTACAAGTTACTAACGTTGTTAAGACGAAAGAGCAAGTATAATCGAGGTGATCTAAATGTTAGAGCAGTTGCTAGCTGACATTAAAATTTATTTGCACATAACATGGGTTGATGAAAATACAGATCGTAATCTGACAGGAATGATTAATAGAGGGATGGCGCGCCTAGAGACTATTGCAGGCGTGCCTCTTGATTTTTCTAAAGAAGACATCCCACGGGCCCTTTTGTTTGACTATGTTAGATACGCAAATAGCCAGGCACTTGAAATGTGGGAGAAAAATTTTGCAAGTGAACTTAGAAGTTTGCATGACGAAACTCAGGTGAACGCAGAAATATCACTTGAAATAGAAGCGG